TTTGACGGCATTACTGCTTTGCCATCACCATCAAACTCAAAGTTGCCCCTAAGCTGCATTGCCCAATCTTTGTTTGGTTTACGCCCATCCTCACTTTCTTCTTGGGCTTGGAACAGAGGGTTAGGGATTTTTAAATAGACTTCGGTACTAAGATCGGCATCGCCCGTAGTCTGCGCTTGATCAACCGTAAGCTCTATGCTGTAGCCGGAGCCTTTAACCCTCTCTGTGTTGGTAACAACAAAGGATGCAACCTCTGCATCTTCTTCATAAATAAAGAGCGTATCGCCAGCCGCCCACGTAGTTACCGTTACTTCAGAGCCATAATAATCAACCTCGGAAAAGTTGATCTTCGCAATCTCTTTGGGGTTTTGCTTTATGTAGTTGCCGCCATCAACGCCTTGCCATGCCCCCCTAGCCCAGTACGCACTTCGCTCTTTCTGTTTAAAGTGCAGGAAGGGTTGCGGCTGCTTTTCTATATAGTGATTTGTTACCGATACAGGACTGAAGTATTTATCAAACCAATCATCTCCAGCCTCATCTTCACCAATAAACCACTGGCCAGAATACTGATCTTTAGGAATGATCCTCTCAAGCTCATAAGCTCGGAACCCCCAAGGACGGGGGTAGTCATCGCGATCTGCTATGTCCAGAACACTTTTAACGCGCCATGCATCATCTGATCTTTGCGCGTAATGATCAGACTCATCGAGCCAACCATCAGCATCTTCATGGTAAAGCTCATGCGCGGAAGCAGACACTCTGATTATGTCGTTAGGATAGAACTCCTTTGTCCAAGAAAGCTCGTCGTAAACGTACTCACCATCTTCATTTACGCCTTCAACGTACCGAGATTGACTCACCATTAAATGCGTTATTTTGCTCGGATCGTAATACTTCCCAGTCCACCAGACGCCAGGATAGCGAACTTCATCTTTCCACCCATCCTCATTATCTTCCTCTGAAATGTAAAAGGCGTTATCTGGGATCACGGCCTTTCCGTCATCATCAATCTCAAAAGAGCCTTTTAACTGAGGAATGAAATCCTTTCGCCTTCCGTCTGCCGCTGGCGCTCCAACAGACTTAACAACCCAACGATCATTTTCATCTTGGTACTGATACTTAACGCCGTTATCCAGCGTTACTGTGTCGCCATCTTTTGCGTCTTTAGGAAATGAATAGCTCATAATCAGCAGATTCCTGAGATTGTTATGTAGTAAGGCCCAGACCCATTAGCGAAGTTGCCTCCATTCAGGGCAGTCTTGCTGGAGACATAGCAAAGAGCGTGATCAGGGTGAAAATCAATCCGGCTGATAGTGCCTGTTACCTTCATCTTCCACCCACCACCTGATACTTCCCAGATAGTGAAGGGTACGTTATCGCTATAGCGAACATCCTCACGGGGCGTATTGGTTCCCCAAGCAATGCCATCTCTATCTGTAGTGGCAAGCTCTAGGTGCTGATTACCCGTGCTTTCCTTTACCCACCATTGAAAATACCCATTCGGCAAGTTAACGATGCTGCACATGAACTTGAGTCCTGGTGGCCTAGATGCAGAGACGCCACCATTGCCGGTGTTGCTACTAGACTTAGCATCTACATAAGCTTTAGTGGCCGCGTGATGTGACTCGACAGGCTCTTTTAAGTTATAAACGCCAAGCGATCCACCAACGCTGTGTATCAGTGTCTTGTTTTTACCTTCTGAGGTTTGTTGCTTAACCTTCCAGTCAGTGTCATCAGGTAGCTGATTAGCGCCTGAGTTGCCTAGCTTTGATGAAAGCCCTTGATCTACATAGTCTTGACTGACACCCTCTTGATTCTGCGGATAAATGTAAACTTCCTCAGACTCATCAACCTCAAAATCATTGGCTCCAGATAGGTACTCAACCGTCAACGCATTGGAGTCGCCACTAATCGCTTTATAACGCGTGACGTCACCCGCATTCCTCGCACCCACGGCTTCAACAAACTCAATAATGTCGTCGGGGTTCGTCGGCTTAGTAGTCTGTCCGTTTGAATCAAATGGTGCGAAGCTGATATAGGTTACGTCTGCCGCATTAGGACTGTTGACATATAGCTCACCATTTCTAGTGGCTACGTTAATCTCAGTACCTTTGACTGTGTAGCGTGAGACTGCGCCTTTAGTGATAGAAAGCTCTTCCACCTTGGCAACAATCTTGGCTTGATCCTCTAAGCTCTTTTCTATCTGAGCAACGATGGCCTTTTGCGTATCCTCGCCCTGCGAAACCCTGCCCTCCAAAGTTGTAGGAGGCGCAACAGTAATCCAAGCATCTGAATCTTTGTGCCAGATAAACAACTGCATAACGTCTTGATTGTTATCAAACCACAGCATCCCATTTTCAGGTTTTTCAGGAGCCTGATCGCTTATCACTACACCGCCAGCTACATCCAGCGCTTGAATCTTGTCCCACAGAAAGCGGTTTACTTTAAGCTGGTTAGTTAGCTCATCAAGCTCATCTGGAGTAGGAGCAAAGCGGCCCTTGGAGTCACGGAACATTAACATTCCGTTAGTCTCGATAAGATCAGTCGTTGCTGGAGTCCACTCCCTCTTTCCGTCTGTAGTCTCTCTGTATAGGAGCCACTTGCCATCACGAAGAACTGCGGACGGGCGCTTCACATAACCGCTTAGATCAGCATCTCCACCCTCGCCACCAGACGATCCTATTACTAAGCTCCAAGGATTATCTTTCTCAAATATTGAGCTAGGTATGGCTGAAGTGGCTTCTTTCGTTACATATAAGACGTTGCCGAATACGACTGTATCGCCACGCTCATAATTATTGTAAGTATTATAAAGTCCACGAAAAAAGCGAAGAGGGATAGCTTCTTGATCACTGATATGCTCACTGATGTACTCAAGGAGTCCCTTCGCGTGAGCCTCAAATTGCGCTTTAACATTGCTTTCCGTCTTAGCCTCTATTGATTTCGTAATATCTGAAGCAACGTCAAAAACAGGAGATAAATCGACTGACTTTGTTGAGACGCTTCCATCACCACTGCGGACAACCACAACAAGATTAGTGCCGCTTACTTCCATCACATCGAAAGTATCGCCATCAATTCCATCTGCGCCAGGAGAGCCGTCCTTGCCAGCCAAGCCTTTCTCACCGCGCTTGCCTGATGGCCCTCTTCCTGCAATCAATCGAGATTCTTCGCCATCGCTGAGGAATAGGCCAAAGTCCTTGATAAACAGATCGCCAGAAATGTAGCCCTTCGCTTCATCAAAAGCGCCTGTCATCCGAAAGCCGTTAAGCCCTACGCGCTCCCATGACTCATGATCTACGTTCTCAGCCGTGTCTTGTAGTGCCTTGAAGTATTGCCCCAAATTAGCCTGTACAACTGATCCTTCGCGGTAAACACCAGCTTTATAGATAGGAGCGTCAATGCCAGCGCCATTACTGCCATCAGCACCATCAGCACCTTGAGGGCCAGCTTCACCCTTCGCACCATTAACGCCATCAATTCCATCGCTACCGTCCTTGCCATCAAGGCCATCAATGCCATCAATGCCTTTCTCACCTACTAAGCCAGCATCGCCCTTCTCGCCCTTCTCTCCATCGGCACCATTAATTCCGTCAGAGCCATCTTTACCATCCTTCCCATCAACGCCATGCTTTACTTCTATAGCTTCAATTTTGGCGATCTGTGAGGTGAGCATATCCAGCGCATCAGCAAGATCATCAATGTCATCATTTCTAAGTTCGCTATGTTCACTTACCAATTCTGTTTTGGCATTGATCTGATTGACTAACTCCACTGCCTCAGCAAGACGGGCTTCAATTTTTCCCTCGATACCAACAAGAGACTCATCTACAAAACTTTTTACTTCTTCCGCTAGACTGGCTATTTCATTCTGATTCATGCTCTTAACGCCTTTCTAAACGCTTCTCGTGAAAATGATTGCTCGACGACTGGCGGCTGCTCAATAACTGGCTCGGAAACTGGCTCTACCTGAGTCCCTATTTCCTCCATCTGAGCTTGCATATATACAACGTCGCCTTTATCAATCGGATGCAAGCCCTCTTTTGCTCGTGCCTCATTAGGCGTATACAAACCGCCTTGCACTGCCTTTGTTAAGCCGTCAATTCGTGTCTGAAAATCTGCCCTCAGTAATCCAGTCACATCGAAATCAATCTTTTGCGTAAACGGAAGATCAAAGAGAACAGACATGCTTTGTTCAATGTTTTCCAATAATGATGACAAGCTGATGGATAACCAGAATGAGATAAGCTGTTCAACGTTATTCAAAGTGCTGTTTGTCATATCGCCAATAATCGGCAGCGGGACGCCATAACAACGGGCTATCTCTTCCACTGAAAATCTCTGGGCTTCCATGAGTTGAGCATCTTGGCTGCTAATACTCATGGGTTGCCACTTGAGGCCAGCAGATAGGATTGGGACGCCGCCTTGGGCTAGCTTCTGTGATTGCTGCTGCCAAGCTTCCCGAAGGCTTACTAGCTGATCTTTATTGAGAACCTGATCAGTGCTTATTACGCCGGAAGGGCGAGACATTTGATTGAAGAATGCCGCCTGAGAGCCACTGAGAGAGACGTTAATGCCAGCAGCCATAGCAGCAGCCTTGATCGGTGATTCACCCACCAGAGGATGCCGAGGCGTATGCATACGCAAATGTAGAACGTCCCTTGCGGGAACCATCTGCTCAATTTCATCCGGAATAAAAGGATTGCCGGTACTAACAGAATAGAAAAGCTCGCCCTCTACAACATAAGGCGTACAAGTTCTGTCACTCATCCTATGCAGCGCGACAACCTCGCCTCGATCATTACGAATGGCTAGGGAAAATGACTCGCCAGCAAAGTGAAGCTGGCTTACAGCGTTAAGGATGTATTGCGCGAAAGTCTCATAGGAATTCGGACGGCGAAGAATGGCAGCAACGGAACTCTCTTCCGTCTTATCCCACTTGCCTTCCTCATCGCGAATCTTATGTACTGGCTGGCACTGAGAAGCAGCACGAGCAGATGCCATAACGCTAGCATAAGCAGCAGGTATTCTTTTTGCGTCTATGCTATCTGGTAGGTGTAAATTACGCTGAAACCCATCGTCTAAGCGTCCTAGATCAAACAAAGCGCCGCTTTCGCCGCTACGGCCATAAAACGGCCCTCGTTCAGAGCCTTCAGCGCCAGCAAACCAGCCCTTTAATCTAGACGCAACGCCCATTAGCTTTCAGCCTTTGTCTCGGCTGGAGCCTTTGACTTTGACTTCGATTTTTTGGCATCCGGATCAACTGGCGGTTTTGGAGCAGCCGCCGCGGGGCCAACAGACTTCATATTTAACAATCCAACGAGAGGATTTACGCCTTGTCCAGCAGCCTCAACCGTAGCAGCATCAGCATCGGACAACTGCCTAAAACCGCCCTTACCTTCCGTAGTCGCGCTTGGTGTATGTACCCAAAGTAGTTTCATGTTTTTCCTCCTTATTTAAGGAAATTGGGGCGCTATACCAGCCGCCCCTAAGAGTCTTACCAAGCAACGCCAGTCAGAGTTACGACAGCGCCAGCGCGAGTCATGCTCCAATCGGTTTCGAGCGTCATGCGAAGGCCCAAGCTGTTTGTCTGATACAAAGATCGAACAGGGGCAGCAGCAGTACCAGCGCCATCAACGATGGGTAGAGGCGTCGTATCTTCCATGTGAACCGAAGCAACATCAGTACCCAAGAACTGCGGGCCACTAAATGCAATTGCTAGCTCAGAAGCATCTACGAGGTAAACAACGTCTGTCGGTACAGTCGTTGAAGTCACAACAGGCATACCGTAAAGACTATTACTAGCTGTCTCTGGGAATGCTGGAGTGCCAACGGCAGTCAACGTCATGTTTAGCGCGATCAAGTTTGAAGGATGCATAATCCAAACTGGGCGACGGCCAAGGTTCGATGAAGTCATGCTTGAAACCATGCCTTTAATATCGGCAGCGATTTCAGCATGTTCATTACCAGAGCTAGCAGCAGTGTTAGCGCCAGCTAGGTTCTGCAATCCAGCAGGAGCCATAGGAGTCGCAGCAGCGTTCCCAAGGAACTGGGTATCCAATGCAACAGCAGTATCTTCAACAATCCACTTACGGATAAGTGCTTCGATTGAAGGAGTAGATCGACGCAGACACTCAGCAGTGAAGGTGGAGATAACACCCATAGACTTAGGAGTTAACTGCGTCTGCATGGTTGCAGCTTGCTTCACAGGGATGGGATCGCCTTCACTTCGGAATGCACCAGCTAAGTTAGGTGATTCTGCGCGGCCAGGAATGTTAATGGCGCTGAAGCCTTGGAACTCGTAACGGTTCATAGGAACGTTAGGAATTACTGACTCAGGCTGAAGCAGATCGAGAAATGCAGCGTAGCTTTCACGCGACAATTCTGCTGCCCATCCATCAACGTTAGACATTGCAGGAGCAGAAGCGCCCTTAACAACGTTTCCAGCAACAGCCTTCAAGTGATCGTCTTGGCCGTAACGCTCATCCATGACTTGATCGAAAGACTTGCGAGTGGCGAATGACTCAAAAGCACATACAGCAGAAGCTAGTACATAGTCGATAGGCTCACGCGACTTGACACTCTTAACGATAGAAGGAGCATCAAACGATACTGCCTTTTGCGCCAGTGCTGATTCAGCCTTGCGGTAGGTTTCTAACTGCTGAGTGGCTTTCTCAACGGCTTCTGACTGCTCTTCGATGGCAACAAGGCCAGCATCGTCAGCCGACTCATCAAATGACTTAGTAAGCTCTACGAGCTTGTCCTTTGCTTCAACAGCAGCTTGCTCAGCCGCCATAACTTTATCTGAAATACTCATTTTATTTACCTTTGATATTTAGGATTGATTGGGACTTGCTTATCGCGGCGGCTGCGCGATTTAAAACGTCATGCCTGTAAGCCGCCTTGTCGAACAACTGTTCTTCGGATTCGGCTTCAGGAGCATTGGCGTATTGCTTAACAGTCGCTATTCCCGCTTGTGCGTTAGCTGGGATAGTGACTAGAGATAATTCAAATAGATCGTACTCAAGGAACTTCATTCCCTTTGCGCCAGGAGAGCTCTTAGTTGGGCGGAAACCAATAGAAAGGCCGCGCAACAAACCAGATTTAACCTGCTTCCATGCCTTTTCAACGTAATCAAGCCCGCTATCCTTTGCGAGTTGTGCCGTTATAAAAATGCCCTCGCGAGAAGCTTTGGCCTCAATCACAGAACCAACAGGCTGCGAATGATCATGTTGGGCCAGCAAGGGAAAAGGTAGCGCGAACTTTGCTCCCATTGGCATTACTTCGTCACCGTCACGATCAGGTGAAGGCGTTGAGGCTATGCCGGTAATGATTCTTTCTTCTTCGTCAAAGGACTTAACCTCAAACGTGCTATAAGCTTTGTTGTTTTCCATAGGTTTTGCTCTCTCGCAGTAGCTAACATGGATGCCATAGGGGTAATCTTCGCTAGCAGCCCGCCACGATCCCTCAACGGCCTCGGATGGCTCAAAACAAGCAACGATGTGCCTGATTAACCTTCCCTCAAAGAACTCTTCACGGACTGCCTGAACCGGATGGCCGTGATCTTCCGCCCACGCGATAGCGTCATCTTTCTCATAAAGATCAGCGTTAAAATGAATGGCTTGGATTTCGAGGCTCAATGTAGCGGCACCTCAGTCTTTATGATTTCGTGGTGATCATAAAAAGGATGCTCAGTCGCTATTACGGAAGCGGCATCGAGGCACCTATAAGTGTCGAACATTTTTGAAACAAGGATGTTGCCCGCTGCGTCGTAGGCGATAAGCTGCCAAACGATTCGGGATAGGAAATTTTGTACTGGAGTGACTAAATCGCAGTGTTCAGTAGACGGGGCGCTCATACGACAAGTGCCACGCCGGTATTACAAGATCGCGAGGCATGACAAAGCCCCTCGTTCTAACCGTAGCCTTATCAGAGGGTTTTCGGACTTTCTTTTCTTCACGCTTACGCGCATTTACTTCAGTCATTTCTAGACGCTATAAAGTTCTAGTAGGCCGAGATTACTACTAGAAACAGTTATAAGCAATAGCTAAATCGAATATTTTTATGC